GCTCCATTGTGGAGCGCTGGAGTCCGCAAAGAATAATCTCTACGGAGGTACGACGATGATCGTAACGCCAATTAATGTTTATAAGCGTTACTACTACCCCAAGACTGGTCTATATTCGGAAGGTTGGCCGGTTTATCCGGTTTGGCTTCCGACGGGTTACGCTAAGTCATATTATGACAAAGCTGTGCCTTATCCTATAGACCGAACTCCCTGGAAACCAGGACAGTTCAAAATCACGGAGTGGAATCAAAGTCGGAGTACTGGTTTACCCAGTACTGGTGGAAACGGTCTATTAAGGGTGAGTCAACAGAACACACCCACATCGAACCAGTATCATTACGAGTTCGATGGACCTCTTGCTGGCTACACTGGCCTACCTGACAAAGCACCGTACAAAGCTATTGATTTAGCGTACGACTCTAATCAGGACGCCTTGGCACTTCAACGTGCTATGGCGAAGGTTGGTGGAAGTGAACTCGAGCTACAAGTCGAATTCGGAGAACTCCGAGAGACGATTGGTATGCTTCGAGATCCGGTGAGGAGCTTAAGAGATTTCTTTCTTAAGAAGAATGCTAAGAACTTAACAGCATTTAACTCCTTATTGATCAGTAAGAAGACCGTACGTGATGCGCGTAAGCGTTCACGACAAGCCGGCCTAGATGCTGCAAAAGCAGCGTCTGACACTTGGTTAGAAATGAGATATGGGCTTCGGCCCTTGATCGGCTCTATCCAAAGCGTAGCAGATTATTTGAAGAAAGAGGTAGATCGTAAATTTGATCCTACTGTTATTCGTCGCAAGAGTTTTAAGGTCGAACAGACCATCTCGCGGCGTGACAGTCAGGTTTATATTTACGACTTCTACAAATTCTTCAGATGGACAGCTTATCAGGAAACCATTATGCGCTCTCGCGCTGTGGTGTACTATAGGTTGTCTGCCGAGCCAACAGTCTCGGAAGAGTTGGGGTTAACCCTGCGCTTCCTCCCAGAAACAGCTTGGGAGTTAACGAGATTGTCGTTCGTTGCGGATTGGATCTTCTCTATAGGTCCGTGGCTGGGATCGTTACGGTTTAAACCTGGAATAATTATTCTAGGTAACACTGTTTCGACCACCCATCACGCGGAAGGTACGCGAACTGTATCAGTTCGTCCTTTCGGCGAAGCCATCAATGCGCCTGTGGCGCTTGAAGGCTCTGTCGGGACCTATGAATTTAGCGCGTCAAAGTATCGACGACGTGTTAATGTAGAAGTCCCTCTTACACCTCTCTTTCGCGGATCTCAAGGTCTGAACTGGCTTAAAGCCATCGATCTTGCCGCGTTAACCCTTCAGCCTTTACTTAAAGGCATTAGGAGATGATTATGGGCTTAAGTAGCTTTGTAATCAAGAAAGATGCGACTGGTCTGACCGTTACGGCCGGAACCGATCAAACTTTCACCCCGGATGGCGTTGCCATACCGAATGGAATTCATCTTGCAGATGCTGCAACAGCTGATTTCCGTGTACGTCCGAGTATTACGTTCAAAACACGTAATCCGCAGTATAACGCTGCAAGTGGGTACACCAAAGGTAAGAGGTGGGCTAGTATTACTCAGCCTATTCTTCTTGCCAACGGTGATACCGCTTACAACGTCTTTCGGTGTGAGATGGAAATCCACCCCGAAACCACTGCAGCCCAAGAATTGGATCTTAGGTACAAAGGTGCACAACTGACCTTTGACTCCGATGCATCCGCATTCTGGACTTCGGGATCACTTTCGTGATCCAACGTGTCTTTCTTCGAAAGCTGGCCACCCTGGCTGCAAGAATTGTTCGTGCAGTTATTGGGCGCGTTAGCCGCGGTTCTAGACATGTTGAGCCTGGGATAGTCCTTGCCTTAGTATTAACAGGGTCGGAGTTATTCTAGGAACGTACTAAATCTCTTCATGAGGTAACAACCTATGAAAAAGACAGGAAAGAAGCACCGTGCAGCGCAGTACTGCGTTGACACCTTAGCTCGACATGTATTCGTTAAGCTGAGGCGCGACTTTGCCGATTCGATGGGGGAAGGTTTCCTGGAGGGAGCTGAGTACTCGCTCCTCCAAGGACCGAAAGTATTTAGGGAATATCAATTTCCTAAATACTTCCAAACTGAGCCAGCCTTTTTCAAAAGGGCCTATCAGCTGGAATTGCTCCTAAAGAAACATACGTTCAGCGATGACCTCTTTACCCCAAAGGAGCTGGAAGAGCGTACCCTGACATCGTACTTTGATGCTCAGAGCGCTTTTCTGGCTCCGAAAGATACTCCTACAATATACCTCTATAATATTTATCGAGAGGCAAGGAGAATCTGTGGTGGAATACTCGGGAAGTTTGTACCCGAAGAGGTCGTCGAACTCGCTGAATTTGGCAAAAAGAGTTCAATTGGATGTCCATTGTCCCTTGCTTACATCGACCATAAATTGGGCGATGTTGGGGCATTTACGAGCTCTAGACAGATGTATGAGTGGTTTGATCGAGAGGTGTTATCTTCTGATAACGCCCTCCGTCGAGCCGTCGGGCCTCTTGTTAACAAACAAGGGCGCCTGGCTTACTCATTGTCTGAGTCGCTTGTCCTCAACCAGGTTCCAAAGACGTGGAAGATCAATCGGATGATTACCCCCCTTGCCTTGCTGAATTTATATTATTCATTCGGCATAGGGAACATGGTAACCCGAAGATTGAAGGAGCATGGTCTCAATATTGCTCGTCTACAAGACAAGCATCGTCTTTGGGTACGCAAGTACTCTCGAACGAGGAGCCATGTAACTGTTGATCTTGAACGGGCGTCAGATTCTATTATGAAGCAACATCTCATGAGAATCTTACCCCGTCCTTGGTTTGCAGCCTTACGGAAGTGCCTTACACATCAGGTTAAAGCGGACCGACATTGTTATACCGGATCCGTTCTTCCTATGGGTAACGCAGCTACCTTCCCAATCGAAACACTTCTATTCTATTGCTTTATCAAGGCAGTAGGAAATCTGGCTAAAGTCGATGGTAACTACTCCGTTTTTGGGGATGATATCATCTACCCTAGGAGCATACACAAGTACGTTTCTAGGGCCTTTGAGGAAGCCGGTTTCACAGTTAATCGTGAAAAGACTTTCTCTAAGGACTACTTTAGAGAATCCTGCGGAGCTGATTACTTCAAAGGAGTGGACGTTCGCCCTTTCTTCTTTCCGAAGACAGAGCGTTCACAAGTAGTGCGAACCCATTATCTAGCATTGCTGTACCAGATAATAAATGGGTTGCGGTTGAGGTGGGAAGATTGTGAGATAAGTCAAACATTGCTTTATCTGACTTCTCAGATCTTCTTGGTATCGGGCGTGTTGTACAGGGTTCCTACTTCCCTAGGCAGCTACGCCGGGATCCAAACCTCGGATCCAGGTTTCATCATACCTGGGACGACTAAGGATATGTACTCACCCATCACGATTACACTTGGTGGGAAGGCACCTACATTTCGAGTTCAGAAAGGCCGGAGTTACTCCGCACCTCCTGATTCGAATTATAGGTTATCCTTCACTCATCTTACGATCCAACAGGGTCGGAGGCGGGTGCTAAACACCGATGCGTACGTCTGGTTATCTTTACGTGGTCAAAATGACCGGCCCACTCCCTTCCTCAAAAGGAGTGTTTTGGCACAGGATCGGTCAGGTTCCTATAACCTGATAGATCTCAACGTAAAGATTTGCCAGGAACCTCAACTGCGCTGGACTGTAAGTCAAGTGCAGAGGTTCTTCGTCGACAAATCCGGTGTTCGTCGTTCGCGATTAGTAAAGCACTACGTCGCATCTGTTGCCCTTAAAAGCAACAATGTGACATATCGCGAGGACCGGGCCACAGTCTATGAC